CCATCGCATTCCCAACGCTCCAGGCCGGGTTGCCAGGGAGATTCGTGGACGTGTGGATCAGGGTGGCCGTTCCAGCCAAGGCTGCCGTGGCGTTCCTGACTAGGGTGATGTTGGTGATGTAGTGGTAGAGTCCAGCGCCAGCCGCCGGGAGTGTAGCGGTTGCAGCGGTATTCGCGGCAGCCGTGGCCGTCACGTGGAGCGTGGTAGGCACTGGCCGATTGTAAATGGCGAAGTCCGAGCTACTCCCCCTCATGGCCGCCACGATGTTCCCCGAGGTGTACGCCGAGACGCGGACCCGAACCCTGCGGAAGCCAGAGACGCCAACCACGTAGGTAGCGGCGTGAGTCGTGGTGACGACGACCGCTGCCAACATGGTTTCCGTGATGATGTTGAAGCCTGGAAGGCCGAAGTAGTTCGTCCCGTCTACCGTGGCCTCGAATACCAGCGTGGCATTCATGGCCGCTGTACGGAGATCAATCACCGCCACCGCATGACCGTTCAGGTCCATGACGGCTTCAGCGTTCAAGGCTCCGAGGGTAGCGGTACCTTGGCGGGCATCTGTGATCGTCCCGCCGGTAATCTGATCCAAGCTCCCTAGAAACTCATTGCCTCTGGCATCCTTCAGGATCGCCATAACATCTAGCCTCCTACCAAGTAATTCAGCTTGATCGGTCCTCCGAAAGCCGCCTCACCCGCGACCGTCAGAATCAAGCTGCCGTCAACCTCGCAAGACGCGCTTACCGCCAGGGTGTCCATGCTAGGCTCGTTCTCATCGTTGCTCGTGGTCTGTCCCATATAGGCGATGATCAAACTTGAGGTCGTGACGTTGGCGTCCGCGACCGTCTCGCTGTACTCCAGGGAGTTGTATGGGGCCGTGATGGTCACTGCCGTGACCGCTGCGGAGCCGCCGCCACCACCAGGCGGTACCTTCCATGTTCCATCAGCGCAGAGGTACTTGGTGCCCGTGGGGGTGCCGGTGCCGAGCTGGGCAACGGGAATCGTCCCGCTACCGCCGTTTACCGTGGTGACCGTGGTTACTTCAACCATTGAGCACCTCGGATTTCTGCTGATCCGTCAGCAGATGGAAGAACGTCTTTGGCCCCTTCTTGTAGACCTTGCCGCACCAGCCGCACTCCCGAAGCTCCGCGCCCCACTGCTCGTTCACGCAGCAAACACGCCAGAAGTCAGCTCCACATTCGCCGCAGTGAGGACCGGCCGCCGCAAACGTCGTCGTGGTGCCACCGCTGCCTCGCCACACCCCGGCCCCGGCGTTCGAGTACAGGAAACCACCGCTGGCGGGGTTCCCGGTCGGGGCATTCGATGTGTCCCCGATGAAAACACCCCTGTCCATCGTCTGCCAGTTGGGTGCAGCCGCAGCTAGAAGCGCAATGTTCTCCGTGGTCGCCGTCGCATCCGTGAAGATCAGGTGCGAGATCGAATCGCCTTCGATGCGGAAGTCGACGTCTGCTTGCTGCTCGTTGAACACCACGCTAGTTGCGGAGATGGAGTGATCTGCGCTGCTGCCACCGATGTCAACCCGACCCGAAACAACCACCGCGTTCCAACGCTTTGCAGAAGTCCCCAGCACATAAGCGTCATCGGTAGGCGGCCTGATGATGCCAGAGCCAGTAGGTGCAAGAATGAGATCGCCGCTGGAAGGCCCAACGGTCCCGTCCGTCCCATCATGGACGAGTCTCAAGTATTTCGAGGCGTCTCCATGAATTCTGACCTCTTGTGAGTTCGATCCGGACTTGACACCAAGAATCTGAGCGGCGATGCGCGACAATCCCAGATCGCTCCCAGTAGCCGTGGGGTCGCCTGTTGCCCAAGTGACGGCATTGCCAGAAGAAAGACGCACCTCGTTTCCGAGGTACCGAACGTAAGTCGTTCCGGCAATCGTGAGGTTGATGTCACCACCGGAGGCTGGGATGCAGTAGAAGCCGGTGGTGGACAGATTTCCGAAGGCATATCCTGGGGAGCTTGCCGAGCCGTCTTTGACAAGCACCTGTCCGGTAACCCCGATGCTTCCGGTGGCACTGGCGAACGTTGATCCACCAAGGTTCAGGAAGGTCGGGAAATTGACGGAACCTGCGGTCGAACCGCTCCGCGCCACCGTCAGCCAATTGGTAGCAACGTTGTTCGCGTCGTTGACGCAAGCGAACGTCAGTACGGCGTCGTTAAGGTACATCGACCACAGCTTTGCGTTCGCGGCCGACAGGTTGTTGAGTAGGTTGAATCCGGGCCCCGCGCTTGCCGCGTACCCAGAGCTTGCGGGGCCACGAATAGTCACGTTCGGAACGCCGAAGCCGTTGACGTCATCGCCCTCATAGCTGAAACAGAAGTCCGAGCCCTGAAGCCTCCAGCCACAGAAGGCGTTCGGGAGCGCCGCCGTCTTTGGGGTGATCTGGAAGAACTGGTCGTACCCACCGGAGCCGGTCGTCAGGAGGAAATCGACGTAATGGGTGCTGTCGTAGGCAAGGCGAAGCTGCTTCCCAGCGGTGCCGGTGGCGGTGAGAAAGGTACTCGCGTTATCCCAGAAGAACGAAGCATTGTTTTGCGACACCTGCCCGCTGGAGCCGATGTAGAGCACGGATCCAGCCGTGTACCCTGTCGGGAAGAAGATGTTCCCGGACGTGTCGATGGTGAAGTAGTCGTTCGTCCCGAGCGTGGCGTTCTTGCTGATCTTGAATTTGCTGTCCGTCCCATCCATGCCGGTGGACCAAAGAGTAACCCCGTTGTAGTAGAGAGAGTAGGCGTCCGCAGTTGCGCTTGAAGTCTGAGCCGAAAGCATCGCGTGGGATGTTGCGCCGCTGGAATGCGTGTTGTAGACCGACAGCTCCACCGTAAAGAGGCTGCAGTCCCCACGGAAGTTGTAGAAGTTCGTGTCTCCGGTGCCCAAATTCGTGTAGCCATTCACGACAAGGCCGGTGCCGCTGCCCAAGAAGGTGATCGCGTTGTTGTCGTCCTTTGACAGAATGAGTTGGGTGCCGGTGCGGCGTACCTCGAGCGTTGCAAACGGGTCGGTGCAGCCGATTCCAAGTCTGTTATTGGCATCGTCCCAGAAGAAATTGGCGTTGTCCTGGTTGATCTTCCCGCCGGTCCCGGCGAACAACACCGATCCAGCCGTCAGGTAGGGCAACTTGACGGAGTTCCCGGAGGTGGTGATCGTGAGGACCCCGGAGCTATCCAAGAGGAGCGTAGCGGTATTCGCTGCATTCTCGAGGGAAAGCTGTGAGCCGCTGGTCCCGGCAATCGTCAGTTTGTCCGTGGTTGAGTCGTAGGTCAGGCCAGCGTCATCCGTCAGCTTGCCGCTTGCGCCGGCAAACGTCACTCTTCCGGCCGTGAGATAGTTGACCCTAAACTCAGAGGCCAGCCATTCGGTGACTTTAGCACCTCCGATGACCCCCGCCATGTCACCAACAGCCAGAAGCGCGAGCCCGCTATCCGTATCCCCCGCCCATCGGATACCTGGAGCCGTGAGGCCGCCGCCTCCGAACTCGTATGTTCCTCCAGGGACGATCTGTCCCATGCTGATCCTGTTGAATCCAAGCATGACCGCGTCAAGCTGGTATGGATCAACGAAAGCAGATGCCTTGTCGAAGTCTACAAGAGTGGCATACCCGTCCTTGTTGACTCCACGGATGTCCCAGTTTGGGACTTGGTATCCGTCATACGTGGAAATCTGTTTGTCTTTCTTGGATGCCATTACGGCCTCACGCCTTGTACTTCCTGGCGAATGTAATCCCTAGCCGCCTCCCTGATGAATTCCCGTTCATCCGGATCCGTGGTCCGCTTGTACTGAGCCTCCATCTCTTTGTAGTTCTTCATGGCCTTGATGCGCCTGGACTGGATGACTTCGCCGCGTTTTCGGGTCATGGCATTGACGCCGACTGCAGCGGAAAGGCGGTCCCACAGTTCACGGGGGTATTTGTAGCTTCCGTCAGGATTCAGGACAGGTTCCGGCATCCCAGCCCAGTTGTATTTGTTCGTCCAATAGGGCTGAAGAACCTGCTCGATCAACTGCACCGTGGGAAACATGTGCATCATGCCGCTGACAAGCGGAGTCTGCGGGATCTCCCGCTCGATCTTTCCATCCGGCTTGACCCGCAGGACCGTCCCATCCCCGATGCTGACCATCTGCTCACCGTAGGGGACGGAGGAAGCGTCCCAGATAGTCTTCCCACCGAAGAACCTGAAGCCGAGGGAGACGAAAGGGTTACGTTCCACAACGTTGAACATCTGCGGCACTGGGATACCGGCCACTCTGGAGGTCTTCAGACTCTCGAAAGGAGAGTAGGAGGTCAACTTAACCCATACGGTCTTGCCGTCCTTGAGCACCGCCACGGGAACGCGGCCCCTGAAGTCCTCGGGGAGTGCCTTGTCCTGGGTCAGCGTCCCCAGGAGTTCGCTGAAACGATTCCAGGCGAACGTCTTGACGGGAGCGATGAACGGGAGCCTGAAGGCCAGCATGGACATGGCCTTAGCCCATGGGTAGAAGGGGATGACGCGCCTCATCACCCCCTGCTCAAAGCCATCCAAGGCGAGGTAGTCGCCTACGAAGGCGTTGGCACGTTCCACGGCAGGACGCAGGATGTCTACCTGCTGCTTGAGCCCTGGGACCATCTGCTCGAGGCGTCCGCTCTTGGCAAGGTCATCGGTGATATCCCGTAGGATGACGTCCCGCTCCTTCGTGAGATTCACGATCCGCTGGCGCATGTCGTCCAGCTTCCTCATGCCTTTGTCGAAGGTCTTCTTGCCGACCGCGCCGAGATTGGCCTCCCGCTGGACGGCTTCGGCCTTCGCAGAGAGCTTCTCTGCCTTCGCCCACTCGGGAAGCTTTTCGGGTTGCGCCTTGACTTCAGGACCGTATCCGCCGCCGACGCGGTTCGCTTCAGAGGCCGCCTCTTCTGCGGAAGTGGTAGCCTTTTTCTTCAGGATGTCGGCGGCTTGCCTGTTCTCCTGGATCTTCTGATGCGGCCCAAGCTGGGCCTTCATCTCGATGGCCTCGAGCTTGTAGGAAAGCGCAGCCTCTCGCTGTCTCAGGGAAACGATCTGCCTATCCCGCTTGACGACTTCCGTACTGCTGCGAGCGGCCCTCTCCTCCAGTAGCCGCATCTGGACCTGAACGTCACTGAAGCGATCGGTGGAGCGCAGGACGTCTTCCATGAACACGGAGGAGCCCTCGAACGACAGAGCGACTTCCTTCATGTCCCGGGCTACCTTCTTTGTGATGATCCCAGCCCGGGTAGCCTGATCGACAAATCCCGCCACGTCGGCGGCCTTCTCCGGGAGGTAGTTGACTGCCCTGGAGACACGTCCAGGCTGCTTTAGGATATCCTGCGTCGAAAGCGTGACGTTCTTTGCGCCGATCTGAGCTGGCATGTTGCCGCGCTTCAGTTGACGCACCCCCTCCACCCAATCGCTCCCGGCGAGCAGACCTAACACCGCGTCCCCCACCACGTTCCCCGTGACCCATTTCGGGTTGTACATGGTGGCGCTCTTGGCGAAGAGTCCGTGGATGCGGTCGTAGAGTTTCACCAGAGACGAGTTGTTCTTGAGGTACTCCCACTTCAGAAGCCGCTGGATAGTGGGATCCGTGATGGACTTGAGCGCCTGAGCCCGGATAGGGTCCTCGTAATACTTCCGGTGGATGCCCTCCGGAATGGCTTCCCTGAACTTCGCGGCGTCCACTGCCTGACCTGAGCTTTTGATGAGCTGCGGATTCTCAAGAAGCCTCTCCGAAAGCCGAGCCTTCGCTTCCGTGTTTCGGAAGTTCTTGATCATCTCCCGGACGTAGATGCTTGGGTCCTTGGTGTATCCAGAGGCACCCTTCATGGCCTCGAGAGGCGCTACCTTGCCCTCCCGCATCTTTTTTCCGCCAGTGATCAGATCGTCCAGCACCGTATCCGCCGAACGGGTCTTGCCCACCTCATCCACAAACACGTTCTGCCCATAGATGGGCTTTCGTCTTGATGCCGCAATCAGTTCCTTCGCCTTTGCAATGTTCGCCTCCGATACATCCCCGAACGCTTCCAGCGCAAACTTCTTGGTGATGGTGTTCTCTGCCGTCTCAGCATTGAGAAAGCCTCTGCTCTTGTAGAATTCGGTGATGCCGTGGTTTCCAAGCTCTGGATCGACCTTGTTGACGAGTTCAGCGTAGGCGTCCAGGGCTTCTCTTACTTTCGGGGCAATAGACTCATCCGCCACCCCGACCCCAGGAGCATCCCCCAGAGTGCGGGCCTTGTGGAACACTTCCTTTTCGGCGGGATTCAGGGCGTCGATCTTCTTGACGACGCTATTGACGTCGCCTTCGATCTTCTGGATCCGGCGGCCCTGCTCCTCCCCTTTCAGGGCAAGGAATTCCCTACGCTTGGCGAGGTCTAGTTTTCCGCCTGTTGCGGTCTTGGCCGTGAGGTCAATGCCTTCCCTGGCAGCACGGGCAGGAAGCTCCTCCAAGAAGGTCCCTGCCCTGATGAGCTGTTCAGCCTTTTCCCCCATCCCGGCGGCCTTGGCGATCTTCCCGGCGTTCTTGATGCTCCCGCCTCCAAGGGTCAGGATGGTGATGACGTCGCCCGCCACCGTGACGGGTTTCTGGTAAAGCACGCTCGCGCCGTACTTCTTGTAAGGTTCCGCAACAGCAGCGCCTACTTGCTTCGCCGTCTCCACCGCCGCCTCTCCAAGCATCCCCGGGGTGATGGCATCCCTGCCCTTCCAGATCTTCGGAAGGTTCTGCTGGTAGCTTTTGTAGGTGGATGGGATGATCTCAAACAACCCCTTCGCCAGATCCCACGCGTCGTTCATGGCGTTTTCCACGAACCCGGAGACGCTCTTTGGCTTCTCCTTCGGAGGCGTTGGAGTGATGGGCGCGGGGGGAGCTTCCTGCTGCTCCAGGCCAGCCGGGATAAGACGCTTCTCCTGTTCAGGCACTACTTCTCAGCCTCGGTGTAAGTGCCGGGAGAAAGCTGCTCCGTCAGCGACCGGAGCTTCTGATCAAGGAAATTCGCCTCTTTCTTGTACTGGTCATATTCTCTGGAGGCCCGAACCTTCTTGGGATCGTCGTCTCCGAGCCAGTTGTTGTTCATGATCTTCTCGGCTTCTGACATCTGCCTAACGACGCGGTTGTAATCCCCTTCGATCTTGGAGACGATCATCCGCATCTGCGGAGAGCTACGCTCTTTTGCCCGCTCCAAGATGAGCTGGTGATTGATGAACAGCTTCTGGAGGTCCCGCCCGTAGTCCTGATCCCGATCCCGCTCATGCTGGAGGCGTCTGCTGGCCTCCTGTCTCACGGCCAGCGCCTCTCGCGCCTGATGCTCCAGATCCCTATCCCTGCGGTTGATTTCAAACTGGATACCCTTGATCTCGTTACCGATCCGCGCCCGGTCGCCAGCATCCACCCCGCCGATCAGCTTGGCGGCGAACGCGGGATTCTGGGTGATCATTCCCACCAGAACGTAGAGGATGATCCCGGGCCACGTATGCATGAAGGGAGACTCCCTCAGTTGGGAGTAGAGTTGACGCATCCTCTGTTCTCTGCTCTGTATCTCCTGGCGAGTCATGTTCATCTGCCGTTGCGCGTCTAGTTCATCCCCTCCTTGGTTCTTGGCGGCATCATTCGCGTCGTCCTGCTTTGCCTTGGTGAGTTGCTGCGCGATGGAATTTGCAAGAATGCCGCTCTTGTCGAGTTCGCTCAGAACGCGGAGCAGGCCAGCGCGAGGGTCTACCTGATCGTTCCATTGCTCCTTCGGGATCCCTACAGCTTTCAGGGCATTATGGAGCTTCCCGGTCAGCTCCTCTTCGTCGATGCCGAGCCCTTTCATGAAGTGGGTAACCGGCTTCTCGATTCCAGGGGTTGGCTCTGGAAAAACTTCCGTATCGGGCTGGCCTTGAACCTCCTGGTTGACGTCAGGCTGCGGCTGCCCGGTCACTTTCTCTAGCTGCCTGATGTGCTCCGACAGAGCGGCGGCTTTCTGCTGCTTGTCTGCCAGAGTCTTTTTGTTCTGAAGTTCTCCGTACTTGGACACCGCTTCCGGCATGGTGTCCTGCGCCGTGGCAATATCCTTGGTCAGCGTATCAAGCTGGCCTTTCAGATTCTGTAGTTCCGAGACGTTCTTCTTTAGATCCGTCTCAGCAAGCCCACCAGAAAGGGCCGTCTCTTCAGCGCCTCTCTTCATCGTCCTGAGAGAGCGGACGCTATTTTCAAGGAGAGAAAAATCATTGTCATAGAGGGACGGCATTTTCGAGAAGTCAGCCCCGCCGACCACTTTGGTGTACTCTGGATCGTTCAGCCTCTGTGGAGGCTTGACCTTCTGGGCGGTTTCAAAGAATTTCTCTACCGCCTTCGCCGCGTTCTCAGGATTAGCCCGGACTTCCCGCTTGGTCTGCTCTGCGGCGCCCCTCAATTCATAGGGCGCGATTTTCTCGTACTTGCCGATGATCTTGTCCGCGACTTGGAAGACCTTGGAGGAAGTCTCTCCACGCCGCTGGGTATAGGGCTTCTCGACTTTCAGAGATCCGATCTGATCAGATTGATCCGCCGCGTTCGTGGCCTCGTCGTCTTCAAAATCAGGCTTCTTGGGGAGCCCTTTGTTGGGGTCAAGAAGCGTCGGGTCATCCTGTTCAAGAAAACTGAAAAATCCCATTTTTTCGATTCCTGCCGCTATACTTGAAATCTATGAAGAAACTTGCGCTCGCAACCATCTTCATCCTGTCCTGCGTTGGGTGCTCCACCTGCAAGGATGGAGAGCGCGGACTCTTCGCCTGCTACCGGAACTACCACGCTTGCGACATGGAATGCCATCCGACAGACGGCAGCGAGGCAAAGGAGTGCCGCTGCTCTAGCGCATGCCCTTGCTGGAAGAAGCATCATTAGCCAGCGCCTCCATAGTTGAAGTCGCCGCCCTGCCCGCCGCCCCAATCGCCGCCGCCGCCGAATTCGCCTCCACCGTCATAGCTTGCCGAAGAGGAATGGGTAGCGCCGCTGGCAAGCCCAATGATTCCGTCGATCATCTCGTAATACTGGCTGATCTTCTCCCAGTGATGCTTCCTCTTGATCATGGTCTTGTACTTCCTGGCATACGCAAGCTGCTGTTTGAGCATCGCATTGCGCTGAGACTGGATCAGATCCAGGCGCTCTTTGTCCTGGTCGTAGATCGTGCTTTTGCCGATGCCCCTTGCGAATGCCGTTTGCTTGAGTCCAGCCTGCTCTCTCGGGTCTTCCTTCTCTCGTAGTTTGATGGCGTTCTGGGCGCTCATGACCATCATTTTCGCCCGTCTGTTTTCCAGACTGCGGATCGCCTTCTTGTACCTGCTCGCGTCAGGCGTGACGAGGCCGATGCCAGTGAAAATACCCATCCGCTACACCTCGTTCGGAATCTGCCCTTCGTCCACGGTCACTTCTCCGTAGCTCGCGAAACCGTAGAGCGTCCCTGGGCCGCTCCATGCGAACTTGTAGGAGAGGTACTGCCCCCGGTGATCGTTCTTGGGACCTGTCATCTGCCAGTTTGAGTCTCCGGCATTTGAAAAGACAAGCGTCTTCGTGGATGCCACCGCAGAGCCGTTCTTGTAGAAGGTCACCACTACACTGGGCATCCCAGGGAGGGCGTTCAGCATGACGCCACGACCGTTCTTGATAGCATCAGGCCAGCCGAAGCCAATGTTTCCAGTACGCCAGTAGGCCGCGATGGCGGAAGACGAATCCGCAGACCCCGTGTCGAGCTGCCAGATCTGGGTAGTGGATGCTGCCGGCCCGACATAGAGGACTTGACTGTTCGACGTGTCCCCACACTCCCAATACTGATCCGTCCAGGGGCTCCAGCGAAGCGTCTTGTAGTCGCAGGCGTAAGCCGTCCCGCTTCCGTAGTCCACCACCAGGAGGAGGTCGCCTTTCAGGAGCAGCGTGATTTTAGATTTGTCAGAGATGTTCCGATACCACTCCCGGATCTTGGAGGTCGTGATGTCCGAAGCTCTCGCGCCGGCCACCATCCAAACCGATTCATCGGAAGCGAAGAAGCACACGTCGCCCGTGCCGCAATGGCCGGTCGAGCTGACCAAGCCGTGATCCGTCAAGCGGTCGATGGCGAAGTTGAAGACCGTATTCCCGATCAGGATCTCCGTGTAGTAGCGGTAGAACACGCAGAGCCACTTCCGGCAAGCCCGGAGGCCCTGGATGGTATCGCCGCCGCCTTCCTGGGACGTGACACTCCCGGCATCGTTCGGGGCAGCTACGGAATCGTACTGTTGGGCGTTGTTGGTGGCTCCGAAGTAGAGCGTCTGAGGTGCGGCATCGTTCCCGGCCAGCCATACCTTGGAGACGTAGATTGCTGCGTACTTGGCTTCTGCGGGAGGAGAGCCGCCAAGGGCTGCCCATCCCGTAGTTCCGCCGTCGTAATACTGAGGAGTCATGCCATCCGCGACGATGACGAAGATGTTGTCGAGCGGAACACCTTGGAAGAATGCGCTGGCAGTCCCACCGCTCCCGATGGAGGCTACGCCACCCGAAGAGGCACTCCAGAATACCGTCGTAGTCTTGTAGATGAGGAAGGAGGTCCCGCTATCGCGGCTCCAAGCCCGGAGGCCCTTGACGCCGGTTCCAGAGCCGTTCGTACCGCCGAATGTACTCCGTCCGTTTCTAGTCTTCGCTCCACGGTATTCCCGGGGATCGCAGTTGACGACGGAAGCTCCTTCAGCCAAGCCGATCTCATGGGGCGGCTTGGAGTTTACCTCCCCGCCATTCAGGACTTCCGCTCCGACTCTGACGAGAACGCCCATCTACCAATACCCGCCTCTAAAAGTCCTTCCCCTGCGATCCTTGATGGACATGGGCTCCAGCATCCGCTGACCCACGGATTCCTTTGCCGCCTTCTCGAGCGTTTCAAACTCGTTGTAGATCACCTGGGCTTTCCCGGCATCTCCTCTCGCCAGCCATGCCTTGTAGAGCATGTAGGTCTGAAGGTACCGATGGAACATCACCGGGATTTCCGGCGTGGACGTGGTGGCCGTTACCGCCGTTGCCAGCGCCCGGTAATGGACTTGGAGATCTACCTGCATCCAGCGGTCCCCGGAAACGCCTGCAGTCGCTGGAGTGCCGTGGACGCCACGGGTAACGACTCCTACCTGCGTCGTGGACAGGCTGGCGTACCGGACCACTTCCCCAGTCGTCTGGTTGTAGAGGTATCCGATGGGGGACCGGAACGTCCCGCTGGCAGCGGTCAGGTTGATAGTGGAAGCTGTGCTGGCAAGAGCGCCGCTCCCAAGCGCCGTGGCGCTGTCACTGTTGGGCGACTGAGGCCCGACGACGATCTGCCGGCGAAAGACCGTGTAATACACGGGACGCCCGATGCCATTGGGCCATTGGGCCATGATGCGCTCGAACTCGGCTGGGCTTTGGGACTCCAGGACATGGGTCATGTCCTTGAGCCACACCACGCGGGTAATCCCACCGGGCATCGCATTGGCCGGAAGATCCAGATGCTGGATCCGTGCCGTGATGGTGTAGTCCTTGATCTCGTCAATCGGCATAACCGTTTGACAAAACCGCTCCTGTGCGATCGTCAGCCACTCTAGGCCGATGGTATCGCTGATGAACTCCCCGTCAGGATCCCCGAACATCCTCCGGACATCCTGAATCAAGCTACCTGCAGTAGCCATTCAAACGGCCTCCTGCTATTGATCAGTAGCTGCGGAACCAATGCCACCGCGAATGACGACGGCGTATACATGGAATTCATTGATTCCAGCGACGCCGGTTGTCTCTACCACAAGACCTTTCCCTTGCGCCATACCGCCGGGATTTGTCCAGAAGCGAACTTCTTGGACACCTGCAACCGTTACTCCGCGAAAGTGAAGGGATCCTCCGGTGCCGTTGTAGCAAGCGAATCCGGCTCCCGCTACCGTTGCACTAATCCAAGCAAAAAACGGCACTTGGACAAGACCTGTGCCCGACGTCGCCAAAGAGTTCGAGGAAATGGTTGCCACGCTGCAAATAGCGACCTTGGTTCTTGGGGCATCTCTATAGCCCGCAGGGATAAGATCCATGAATTCACCCCCTAAAGAGGAGGCCGAGGGAGGTTGAATCCCCCGGCCCCCGAAATCACTTGGCCGCTATCCCCACAGACCGAGGATGGCAATCTGAACGAAAGAGCCCACCGAGAGGGTCGTTGCCGCCTGATTCGACCTTGCCACCAGGGCAAAGGAAGACGTCAACGGAAGCGTAGCCGTCCCGAATCCGGAGCCGCGATCGTTGGTCATGGCTGCAGCCGTCGATCCGGAAACCGACATGTAATTGCCCACCGTGCAAATCTGGCTGGTCACCACCGTAGCAATGCCGCCGATGACCCCGTAGCCGCGACGGCCCGAAGCGATCGAAGCGGCGGCGATGGCCTTGGGGATCTGCCCTTCCTGGGCGGTGATGGCTACCGTAGCGATGTCGCCACCCGCCGATCCGGTCGAGTGCATGAGCACGTCGCCTACCGAGCATCGCGTGGTGGCATACATCTGAACCACCTTCACGAAGCTGATCTGCCCGGCTCCACGGTGCGCCACCTGGATCGTGCCAAGCTCGCCCTGTGCAATGTTGGTGCTTCCCGCAGCAGGATCCCACGTATCCGTGAGAGTCCCCGCAGAAACCACCCCGAAAGTCGAAAGACCCATTGTTTATTTCTCCTTCAGTTGCGTTTCGTTCACACCTCACTACGTTTCTAGTTCTAGGCCGAGTCCGCCGGGTCGATGGTCTTGTTCACGGCATGCGTGCGACGATTGTCGGTGTAGAACGAGTAGCCGAGCAGGATCTTCATGATCCACGCTTCCTGCTGGGGCAGCGGGTCATAAGTCCGAATGGCCATGTTCTTGTTCCGATGGATCGCCAGCTTGACGTGATCCATGTTGAGCGCCATGAGCCAGTTGTCCGTGCTCGTATACCCGGAGCCCGGAGAATGCTCATCCGCGACGATCGGGCACCGCTCGAACAGCATGGTGTCAAAGCCGAGATTCGCCGCGCTTTCCATGCCGAAACGCTGGTCATCCTGGGCGAACGTCCAGATCTTGTTATAGACCGGGAAGTTCGTCACGAAGAGATTGGGCTTCGATCCGCCACGAGTCACCGATCCGCGCAGCCGGCGCATATCGTGAGGCGTCAGGACGTTGTTGGAAAGCGGAGACAGGATCTGCGTGAGCCACGTCGCAGGGGACGTGAGATCCGTATCCAGGAGGTCCAGGTACGACGTGCCAGTGGCACCGTACAGATCCTGCAGGCCGGGGCTCTGAAGCGTGTTCGAGCTGTTCGAGCCGAAGATCACGTCGGAGATCGTCTCCGTCATCGTCTCCTTCGCCCGCTGCTTCTCAGCATTCAGGAGGTTGATGACCGTCTCGCCCTCGTTCTTGTCGATGTCCGTCTCGTAAAGGGCGATGTTCACGCGCAGCCACGCCCACTGAGCTTCCGCGCTGTTCTCAGCGTCCTGGACTTCCAGGGTCGCCAGATCGCCACGGTTGTAGTGTTCAGCGTTCGCTTCCTTCAGGATGCCCGGAAGGACGATGGCCCGGCCGCCGTCGAGAGTGATGGAATGGTTCTGCAGGAGCATGTAGGTCATCGGGTTTCCCTTGAAGACCCAGTCCTGCAGAACGGGCCGGATGTGCTTGTTGCCAAGCGAATCCAGCACGCCTCTGGAGAAAGCCATTGTATGAACTCCTCAGTTCGTCTTTGTTGTCTCCCTGCCTAGCGACTCAGCAGCTCCCGCATGTCCGGATCCGTGCGGAGGTTTTCCTTCCACTCGGCGTTCGACATCTTGTTCACGGGTTTCTGCGTGCTCACCTTCTGACCCGGCAGCCTGGAAGGAGGAGGAGCGGGACGACCGTTCCCCGGTCGGGGGACGGTTCCAGCGGTCCTCGCGTCCTTGAGCAGCCGTTCGTGGTTGGCAAGCTGGTAGGCTTCCTTGAAGGTCAGGCTTTCGGCTCTGCGGATGATGTCGAGCGTCGAGCGGCGCTCGTCCATGGTCAGAGGCCGCCCCAGCTCACGTTCGAAACGGAACTCTTCCCGCTCGATGCGGTCCACGTCCCGTTCGACCTGCCACTGGTGCATTTGCTCCGCGAACTGCTGCGGAGTCTGATCGCCTCTTTCCGGAGCCTGATTCTGCTCCTGACCCACTGCGGCGTCGATTCCAAGCTTGGCGAAAATGGCTTCCCACTTGGGATCCTGACTTAGCGCCTGGAGAAGCTCCGGATCTTTCAGAGCTTCCTTGACGGTGTTCAGGATTCCACGGCTCTCGGAGAACGTCCCGTAGAGCTTCTTGTAAGCCGCTTCCGCTGCAGCCTGATTCGGATACTCCTTGCCGGCGAACTTGTACTGAGGTCCGGCAGCCTGCGCGGGATCGGATTCCCCAAGCAAAGGGTTGGTCACTTCGGAGGGAGAGCCGGAGGCCCCCTGGTCCAAAGAGCCCATCCCAAAGTCGTTGGAGAGCGAATCGCCGCCGGGATTGCCGCCTTCCATACCGTTCACGTCCATCAACCCACCTTTGCCGCTAGAAACAGGGTTGCTCGCCGGGTTTCAGGAGCCCCGGCACTCCACACACAAAGTTTCAAGGAACAAAAAAAGCGACAGTGAGATGGTGAGGCACCTCACTGCCGCTCTTCTGTTCCGGTAAGCCCGACGCTAGCTAGGCGTCTGAGGCCGTTCTATGCGTTCTCTGCGCTACGCCTCCTGCTCAGGAGTCTCGATGTCCACTTCGTCCTTGACGGGGCCTTCCTCCGGTTTCGGAGTAAGCTGCATCATGTCCAGGGTCTTGCGCTTCCTGCTGCCCCTGGCGTTGCGGTTCTCGAAAATGACGCCTACATTGGTCGGGAAACGGAACAGACGATTCCAAGCTTCCCGGGACTGGCGGGATTCATGGTCCCACACCTGATTCAGTTCCGCCGCCTTGATGGGAAAGGCAAGGACGGTGGTATCATTCACCGTGACTTTGACGGGCTTGATTTTCTCTGCCAGCGCCTCTACTTCCTTCTTCTCTCCAGGGCCAAAGCATACATAGACGGCTTTGACGGACTCGCTGACGGGATCTCCATCCACCTTGACGATCATCCCGCGCAGGATGGGGTTGAGAGGCCGTTCCTTGCCGTCCTCACCCCATTCGGACACGCGATCCACAATGGTCCCCTTGTACTGCTGACTGAGGTTGAGAGGCATCTAAGTTCCTTTCTCTCGGTGTTCTTCGATCTCGGACACAGGGATGTTCTGATCGCACGGCCCTGCGATGTCGGTTTTGATGATCGCCATCACCCCCGTGGGACTCATGTACAGATTCTTGAGAAGACCGCGCCGACCATCCTTGACGATGATCGTGTCGTCCTTTTTCATCTTGGTGATGTCGATCGGTTTGCTCACAGGGGCATCTTCTCCAATCCGGAATCCGGCGCTTCCGGAGGCGCAGTAGCCTCGGCAGCCGGGGGCAAGCCTTCGGACTCAGGCATGCCGCCACCGCCGCCCGAAGCGATGTCCCGGATGGCCTCAAGATGCGTCCGGATCTCCTTGGCCGCGTCCTCCGGAAGTCCCTGTACGGCAGACTCCACGCCTGCCAGAGCGGAATCAAGATCCATCCCCTGATCTCCCTCGGGAGGGGCCATCTGGGCGTCTTCGGGCATTGGGGGCGCGCCTTCTTCCGGCATGGGAGAAGGTCCGGCATCCGGTTCAGGGGCCATCTCCTCATCTCCACCACCGGGCATGCCGCCCATCTTTTCAAGCATGGCTTCCGCTGCAGAACGGCGAGGGCTCATTTTCGATGCCATATCAAATCCTCTGTGTAGTTCTCAAGAGCTGTGCGGCGGCCTTGGAACGAGTGGCTGCCAACGGCTTTGGGATTGTTCTGGCAGAGTTGCCAACCGGGCTCTCACCCTTGCCCACAATCCCAGGATTCGGCCTTCCTGTCACTCGCGGACGCGGACGGTTCACTTCTTTTCACCCGCAGACTGGAGCAGCTTCATCGCCGCCGCCGCCCGCGTTCCGCTCGTCTTCGTGGACTTCTTGATCGGTTCCGCCTGAACGGTGCTCTGCCTGTTCTCCGGAACCTCCATCCCCTTGTTCTTTCCCATAATTGTCCTTCTATCTGGATGAACTCTTATTCCTGAAGGGGCTCTCATTCATCATCGAGGCCGCAGCCTCGGAACGTGTCCCCGTGCTCTTGAGTGGACTCTTGGTCGTGGTGGCGGCGGTTCCGCCGGTCTTTGAGAACGCTTTATTGAAGCCGGAACCGAGCTTCTTGGCTGGTTCTTTGCTTGAAGGGTTAATCGAAGCGCGGAGTCCACCTGCCTTAACCGGCATCATCTTCTCTTCGGTGTACTTGACCTGGCCTCCACCTGCCTGTTTGGTGGCGTCTACTTTCTGAAGGGAATACTCCTCCTCATCCGGGAGATCAGGCATTTTCTCCTTCTTGGTGCTGGGATTGTAGAGGCCGCCCGTGAGCTGGCCGACGACGCCTCCCCAGTTGAAACCCACAGATCACCTCCTAGTCGTGCTTCGCAGCCCAATCGGAAGTCGTGTTCCCGGACTTCTTGCTGGGAATGCCACGGCCCCCGCCTTCGCCAAGGATGAACGTCTGACCCTTCTTCTCGCCGCCCGTGGAAGGCAGGCCGCTGACGGTGCCCTTCCCGGCTTCCGTGCCGGTGATGGCAACCTTGCCGCCCTTGCACTTGTAGTTCGTGCCGCCCATGGAGCTGCTCCAGCCGCCGCTCTTCTTCGGTGTAGCCATGTCCGAAACCTCCTATTCAAAGAGCGCGGAAATCGCGCTCATGGGATCTTCCTGAGCCTGCCCCGCTCCAGACTTCGCGGCTTCCGCATCCTGCTGCGCCTGGGCCATCATTCCCTTCTGCTGCTCGATCTCCTGCAGGAGTTCGTCCTTCTCCTGCACGTCGAGCTTGTCGAGCACCCAGCGACGGGTCACGAGAGGCAGGCCGTCTTCTCCGGGAGTAGTAGCAAGCGTTAGCACAAACTCGCGCTTCGCCTGTTCGCCTCCGGGTTCATCCGGCCCGAAGTCAAATTCAAACTCCGCGTCTTCCGGGATGGTCTGATCCTGCACCGGCTGGCCGTCGATCTTCTGTCCGACCACGGGATTGACGGTGATATACTCGTCCCGGCCCTTCTTGTTCGTGACCCTCATGCTCCGCTCGTCGTGGACGAATTGCTTGAGCCTGGAGAGCATGAGGATATGGCACTGCTTGACCGCCGACTTCACCCAGCGCATCAGGTTCCGGACTCTGACGTTTGCTTCATCCCGGATGATCTCAAGGCCGCCCAGAGTGTTTACGCCTGCGGGTCTTTCACCCTTGAGCACGTCCACGCGGCCAAGGACTGAATCCATGGCTGACACCACGGACTCCAGAATCTGCATCCACGACTGATTGAATCCAGGACCGTTGAGCCAGTAATACCCCTGGCCCTGGCCGGCCATGAGGGACTTGTCCGGCAGGATGGCTCCAGGCATGTTCTCGATGATGTGTCCCTGCTCGAGATTGATTCCGCTTACCGCGAGCATGGGATCCGCCGTGAATCTCTGAACGTCCAGCATGTAGGAAAGCGAGTTGTCCAAGACTTCCTGCAGCCCTTCCACGAACTGCACGAGCGACCTGCCGTACCCGCATTCCAGGGTGGGAATCAAGTTGAGCTTGACGTAGGGGAACTGCTCGTCCTCATAGGGAGATTGCTCGTTCTCAGGGTTCAGGAGAAGGCCGTTGGAGACGGGGATGAACTTCATCTTCCCGTCACTCTGCCGGATCCAGCATTTCAGGAGCGTAACAAGGTGCTTGGAATCCTGTCCTTCGGAGTTGTTCTGCGTGCTCACTCCGGACTGACTGCCGTCCGTGGTCAGGAATTGAGCGAAGCCATCCATGTCTGGAGAACCGCCCGTATAGATACGGGAGTTCGATACCTGGGGCATCCAGACTCCGGGAGGAACGAGCTTCCCGCGCTCCCAGCCGTTCTCTACGAATTCGCGGGGGACGTTGGAAGCCTCGATGACGTAGAGGGCTTCCGACAGCTCCCGACAATGAGGGTTCGTGAACATGAACCGCTCGTCCTTTGGGACGAAGCCACAGCCACCGCGACCGTTCCAAAGGGTCCAATCCCAAGGGAGTTCGATCCACCCGACCCCAGTAACCGCCGCAGATCGGACGACATGCTGAAGCTCGTACTCTGCGCCGCTGCGATCCCATTCGGTCTTCAGCCACTTGGTGATGAGCTTCGCCTTGTCCCGGTTCTTGAGGTCCCGGGAATACACGTTCGGAGGCGTGAGGGTGTCGGAGACGTGGCCGACGTAGGTTTCCACGGCGCTGAAGATCTGGTTGATGACGGCGCGGGTCAGGGTAAAGACCGTCTTCCCCCAGTAGTGATTCGATTCCCACAGGTTCCAGAAACGCGGCCAGTGCTTGTCATACCGGCTACGAAAGGCCGCCGCCGACTGGAACATCTGGGAGATGAACCTGAGCTTCTGCTGCTCTTCCTCGGGGATGACGAAGCCGCCGGCAGACATAGCCACGCCGCCCATGACGGGCATGTCTTTCCGTCCCAGGATGTTTACTTCAGTCGGCGTACCTGGAATCATTTATCCCCTCAAACCGGAAGACTTCGTGTCAGGGAATCCACCGGCCTCTTTCATGCTCACATGCGCGGCATTGCGATATTTCTTCCTGGGAGCGACGTCGTTCCTTGAAGGCGCATCTCCCCGACCGTACTTCACCAGCTTTGCGCCGCCATGAACGAAGGTGCCATCGGACTTCATGCGCGGCTGTCCGTCATCCCCTAGAACTCGAGGTCCCAGATCATTCGCGCCGTTCATGAACCTATCTAGTTCGCCAGTCGTGGTGAACGGGCGATGGTTCGGGTCTGCGCTCCCATCCGGATTCTGCTTCACCTTCCCGAAGGCGTACTCCAGATCGTGCGCCACGGTGCCTTTGACCGTCGAAGAGTGGGAAATCTGCGTCTGCCCAATCAGGGACTGGGTTTTGATTTCCTTGTCGATTTGGCGCTTGGCTACAGCCCCGCAAGTCGGACAGTCGATCTGGGTAATGATCAGCTTCGGGACCGCATGGAGAAACTGTTCGAAGGTTCTCTCCCCTTCGTGCTCCCGGCCCGGGCAAGTGAAGATGTAGCACGGCAAAGCTAGACCCTCCCTCTTGAGCGAAGGCGATTAAGAAGCCACCGGGGATGCGTGTTGCGCTGCCCGCCCATGTTGCGCTCGTCCTCCCGGTCCATGCGTTCGTCCTGAGCGGCAATAGACTGGGCCATCGTTGGGATTTTCTTCACGGCTGAACCCATAGCAACAGGCTGCGGGGTCTGGGATGCGCCCTGACGGTAGCGGGGAGGGAGCGACTCGATTTCCTCGCTGCAGAGGCCGTAGCGCATCTCATCCATCGTGTGGTTCTTCCAGTCCACGGGGATGTCGTTGGTGTTCTTCTCGCGTTCTTCGACCTCATCCGGGTAGTGGTAGTTCTCGAACTCTTCCGCCATGAAGTCGTGATCCCTGCCGATGAAGATCCGTCCCTGACGGAGCATCTCCCGGACCACGTCGATCATGACTGGGATAGTGCGGCGATCGTCTTCGGCGTGGATGTCGAGATTCCGCTGTGCCGGCAGCTTCGCGTCTCTCAAGTCTTGAATGTCGCTAGGCCTGCGCTTGTCCACCCACCAGACTTTCGGCTCCAACTCCTTCTGATACTGCTTGAACTCCGGCATCCAGCGGGTTGTCGAGCCGCCCGTCTTGTAGAATTCCCGAAGGCGATACCAGATGCCGTCTTTCGTGACTCCCCAGAGGCCAACGGAATACGGATCACGGAACCCAGGATCCGCCGCCGCCATGACACGCCTGTAGAACTTCGGATCCTGACTCGGAGCGTCCACCATGTGCTTTTCGCGGTCGAACATCGGGTAGACGTAGCCCACCTGATCCGTGAACATCGCCTCGAGTTCCTGATCCGCATAGGCTGTGCCGAAGGTCTTGCGCAGCTTCTCGAGGTATTTCTTGGATGCCCACGGGTTGTCCAGGCTGCGACAACGGACGATGAGGATTTCCTTGTCCTCCCCTCTGATGCCGGGTTGATAGACGTCGTGGTAGAGCCAGTTCTTCCCCTTCGGCGTCGTGGTGAGGAGGTATTTGGTAGGCGTCACGATGCCTCGGCCCAGGAGGTTGAGCCATGCCGCTTCCTTCCAGTGCGCCACCTCGTCAGCCCAGGCGATGATGACGTTCGGGGTGGCGCGGAGGTTCTCAGGATCTGCCGCCGTGCGGATACGGACCCTGATCGGCTTCCCTCCGGGGACGTTCGGACGCAACCAGTGGACGTTACCCTTCAGACTGAGGCCGGATTTTCTGCACTCATCAGCCGGAATGATGCATTCGAGATGCCTTGCGGAGAAGGTGTCCCACATCGCTTCCGCCAGCGTGTAGGACTTGGACAGGAACCACACTTCGGGATAGAAGTGAGTCGCCTGATCAGGAACGGACAGCTTCTTTCCGTAGAGCAGCCAGTGAACGGTATCCGCGCCGGCAATGGTCTTCCCAGCCTGCAGACCGCCGATGAAGGACGAGATGCGGTAATGAAATGCCGACGTCCTGAACTGCTCTTGGAATTTGTGTTCCTTGAGCTTCAGCGGCGAAAGCATGGTCAGGACGCTAAGAAGCAGCGCGAGCATCAGGCTCTTTGACCTCGTACTCAAGAGCGGGCATCGCGGGCCGCTCTTCACCAGCCTCCGATTCCATCTTGTGGACCACCACCATAGTCCGAACGATGTTGCAGATCATCTCTTCGACTTCTGGATTCACCATCTGGCCGAATCGCTCTTTCACCAGATCCAAGCGTCTGGAAAGGAAGCCAAGAAGATCGTCGCGGGTGTAGTGGTGGAGCTTGCGTCTCACGGTGCGTTCCGTGCGGGGGATGCCCTTGGAGAGCTTGCGCCATTTGTCCCGCAGCTCCGGGGCAAGTCCTTTCGCATGGCCCAGGCAATACCGCTCGCCTTTCAGGGGTGGGACTTTGCATGGGGCACCGCTCTTGGCTGTGGCCGTGCAGCGGGGCTTTTCGGTGGGAGTGAGATCCGGCACCACCAGAGGGATGTTGTCTTCCTTGCCGAATTCCGGCATCCCCTCGAGCGAGTCTGACATAGCACCTCGTCAGACGGTCGCTTCACGGCTCCCCGGTGAGGGGTAGCCTAGAGGTACGCCGTTACCTAGAATTTAAAGTCAAATGGGAACGATGTCAAGCCTTGCGGAAATAATCCCGTGCGTATATGCTGATACCGTGATGAACGCCGTGTTTTTCTGCGCCGGCCTGGTGGTGGGCCTCGCCGTCGCCGTCCCTATCCTCGCCATCTTCTGGATCGGAGCGTACAAGGCTGCGAAGGTGAAAGTCCAAGGGGAAATGCTGATCGCACAGACGAATGCGATGAACTCCAAGAAACGCCTAGACTCCGCACTCGAGAAGCTGCGGTCCATGAATCCCGACATGACCCGGGAGCAGGAAGAGATCGCCCGCGACACCCTCGAGAGAACGTTCATTTCCCGCTACCAAGGACAGCCCACTGAGCGACAGACTCCAGCTTCTCGAGATTGACGTACTCGGCGCGGTTCAGCTTCAACCCGTTCGGACAAGCGTTGTACGTCTTCACCTTGTGGCGTTTGATCAGAATGTCCATGAGATCCCTAAAGCGCATGTAGGCGGGTGAGGTTCTCACAAGAACAGGCCCGACAGGGATCATTCCTCCAGCCTCTACCGCTATCGACTGACGATGAACCTTTTCCCCATGAAACGGTCCATCCTGCGTCTGACACTCATCCCACGCTTCATTCTGCTGATTCAGATCCTCGGCTTTACAGGCATCAGGCCATTTGTCAGGCTGACTGCCTAGAACGTGAGTCTCCCCGGTAGGCTCTGTGTAGGAAAGATCCTGTCCTACGAGAATCACCCGATCGCACTTCAGGATTTCAGCCGCCCAGTTGTAGATATGATGCGAGACGCTGTTCCCTCCCGTCATGGCCAGTCGATTTCCAATCAGCTCGGCGGCATTGAGATCGAAACAGCAGACCTTTTGACCGGGCCACTTCGCCACCGTATCCGGAGCGCACACGGGAGGATAGAGGAAGACCGTATCGCCCACGAATTCCTTGGTGAAACCATCAAAGATGGCGCTGTCCCAGGAGAACATTTCGCAATTGAGAGTGTAATCCTGCCGGATTCCCGCATCCTTGAGCAGCTTGAACACCCGCGCTACGCTGATGATGATGATCTGATCCTGCAGACGCCTCAGATGCGGGATTGCATGCTTGAGGGACGGGCCGGCGGATACGCAAACCGCCACTTTGCCTTTGCCGATACCTGCGTAATCTTCCATCCGCAAGGCTGGATGCTCAGGACACCCGATCGCCATGGGCATGTTCCGCATCACATTCGCTGTTGGATTCACCTGGGTTGTAAGAATCTTCGCGCTCCGGGTATCGAACTTCATGAGCAGCACGGCGTTTTCAAGGATCTTCCCGAACTTCTCTCCGCGTTCCTTCTCGAGTTCGACAACCTCAAGCTCTCCCTGGCATTCCGTACATTTCTCCAGGCGGTCTTCAAGCGTCTGGGACAAGATGTGTCCTTTGTCCTTGCATTTGTACCAGATCGGCCCCATGGCATTCCAAGTGTTGCAGAAATGAAGGTCGCGACAAAACATGTCCATCAGCTCTTCATCATCTTTCCAGACAAAGAGAAAGCCGCCGGGATGGTATTCCGGCAGCTTCACCCCCTTCATCTTCTCCTCCAGAAGAGTCCGCTCCTCTTCCGTGCGGAGAACGATGATGAGCGCCCAATCGCTGTTCTTCTGGATGAACTTCTCTATGATTGAAAGGTTGTAATGCGGTTTCACCTCAAGAGGATTCCCGATGTGGAACAGAACCTTGCTGAATTGGAAGCTCAAGCTTTACCCTCCAGAATGCGATTAGCCCATTCTTCGCTCTTGATGGCGTTCTCCGGGGGCGAAAGAAGTTCCGCCTTACCTTCCACTGCGTCAAGCAGGTTCGCCAAAGCGTTCTTCATGAACTCATCTCCCACAAGACCGCCGCTGGGAAACGTCTGCTCTGCCCACAGACGATCCTTCAGTTTGTAGCGCAGGAAATACGCTCCGGGCTCGTCAGGCGTATCGACGTAATCGAAGTTGTCGGCATTCCACCACCGCGCAAGGTCCGTCATGTGACAGACGGTGTGGACATCCTTCTTCGCCATGACGACGAGGCGGATCTTCGTGGCATCCTTCAGGAAGATCTTCGTCTTCTGATGGAAGCGATCGAAGCGGCGGCAGTAGTTGACTTGGATAAATGGCGGATGCTGCCGATAGTATTCGCCCTTCACCATGAATGGTTTTTCAACCCAGATTCCCTTGACGCTCTCGCAATGTTCAGTCAGCCAGTCAACTGTATGCGGGTGATTCTCTGGAGGAGTGCAGACAGATACGATGTCTACCTCTTCCTCCTGAATGATGTCTAGAGAGTAAAATGCAGGAAGCTTCCACCTCTCAGCGGCCCAGGCTGCCCGGTCTTTATCAGGCTCCACGAATCCCACCAGTTCCACGCGGTCAGCAAGATCCTTGTACGTCTTCGCATGGACGTAGTAATGGGACTTCTCTGTCAGGCCCCATCCGGAGCCCATGCGGCCTGCGCCGATGATTATTGCGCGATGCTTCGCCATTCGTTCTCCAAGATTCCCATACGGACAGCATCTACGTACTTGCCGTAGTAGAAGATCTCATCCCTCAAGCGACCCTCTTCCTTGAAGCCAACTTTCTTGTAGCAGGCGATGGCTGGCGCGTTGTCGGCGTTCACACCCAACCACACCCTATGTGCGTTCAGGCGATTGAAGGCGTAGTCCACCAGCATTGAGCAGGCTTCTGTTCCGATGCCCTTCCCGATAGCGCCCTTGTCGAAGATCAGGATCCGTAGCTCCCAGGACTTGTAGATATCCCGGTGTCCATGAAGGCCGCAGATGCCTACGAAGAAGTCGTGGTGCTCATCATCGCCAGCCCAGATCCCGAAGAGCACGTCCCCGGCTTCCCGCTCCTTCTTCCACACTGCAGCGGAATCAATCCAGCGCATCGGAGTAGAGCCAGTAAACAGATACTTGGTCGTGTCGCCCCTCATGATGGCTTCGGTATAGAGTTGGAGTTCCGCTTCGTTCTCCTCGCGTACCCGTAGCTCGCACTTCTCGCCCTTCATGAAGACGCTCATTTCGCAGTCCTCACAAACCGATCCTGCGTGTAGCGGAGCATCGCCACTCCGACTTCGTAGGGAGCGATGGGTGCGGGACACTTCTCCTCATCCATCAGCCACTCAGGACTATTGCAGCCGGATTCGAAGGCGAGGGCAGACGCACCACCGAAACGAGGGTTCACCTCGATCCAGAGGATCTCATCGCCCCTCACGAAGCACTGGAGCACCGCATGGCCCGTCAGCCTGAGAGCATAGGCGAGCTTCACAGCTTCAGCCTGGAGGGTGTCGTTCTTGACGGTGCAGGTCCACCACGACTCGCCGGCCACGATCTGCACCCTTTGGCGCGGGACAGCGGAGATCACCGTTCCATCGTGCTTGGCGAAGACGTCAACGCTGTATTCAGGGGCTCTCACGAACTCCTGCGTGATGGAATCGTTCGGGCCGAACATTCGTAGATAACGCCGGTAGTCGTCGTAGTCCTTCACCCTGACAGCAGAGGAGCTACCCTTACCGTGCCTTGACCGCATGAAGGAAGGAAAGAACAGGCTTTCGTTGTCCTTGTAGATGTGCGCCACTTGAAATCCATGCTTCAAGCACCAGTCGGAGAACAGGATCTTGTCCCGACAGAGTTTGACCGTGTCGAGATCAGGAGCGAGCAGCCGGATCCCAAGGGTGCTGAACTCGTACTTCCATTCCGCGAAGGCCAGCACTTCCTCGTCACGGGTAGGGATGACGAGCTTGACTCCGAACTTGAGGCAGGCAGCCTTGAGGATTGGCCGGAACGCTTCGCTGTCGAGAGCGGTGAGCTTGACCGACTCATCACCCTCGTACATTCCGGCGCAGTCGGGATTCATGTCCCCGACGATGAGGGAGCTACCCCGCTTGCGACAGGCATCCTTGAACGTCCTGGCGAGGGAGACTTTGCGGGAGACGGAGGAGATCAGCACATTCACTTCGGTCTAGCTCCGAAATCGGTGACTCGGTGGGCGTTTTTCTTCATGATCTCTGGATTCTGGATGCACCACTCAAGGATGCGGCTGAAACCCCACTGTTCCTTGCCCATATCGGTGTACAAGGCCCTCGCTACCTCTAGATCCTCCGGGTAGTCCACCGTGAGGCGAAACCTCGAGAAATCTCCTCCCGCCTTGATGGGAACGGACTCGCAATGCTCCAGTGCCCAGGAGGTGAACCATTCCCGCTGATCTCCCCCAAGGACTTTGTCCAAGCTCGAGAGCATCACCGCATCCCAGACTTCAAAGTCAAAGCCATCGGGATACGTGCGAGGAACGGTGTTCTGCACGATCCCCTTGTCTTTGGAAACCTGAATGGCTAGGTCTATGAGATCGAAGGGCACAAAGGGACAATCCGCTCCCACCTTCACGATCTTGGTAGCCTCCGTCTCCTCCACCACGTTCATGATCCGGGTCAACACATCCTGTTCAGGCCCTGAGATCACGCGGAGGCCGAGCTTCTTGAACGCAGGCGCATCCTTGATGGGGCAGGCCACTATGACGCCATCAGCCCCTTTCACTTCCCTGAGACGCTGAATCATGCGTGAGATCAGCGGAACACCCCAGATGTCCACCATCGCCTTGTTGGGTAGCCTGGATGATCCAAGCCGAGCTTGAATGGCGATGATTACCCGCATCGCTTCTTCTCGTAGTCGATGATGCGCTGGATCCCTACCTCGAGCGTCGTAGGCGGCAACCATCCCAGGTGCTTCTTCATCTGATCGACGTGACAGCAGGAGACTTCCAGGGCATGCTGATCCGGCATCCAGCCGATCGACAGCTTGGGGAACATCATGCGCAGGATCGTCACCACATCCATGACCATCCGTGGGGCACCTGTACCCACGGGGATGATTCCCGTGACGCGGCTTTCTCCCAGTCGGACCAGAGCTTCCGCCACATCTCCCGCGTAGATGAAGTCCAAGGCCGTCTGTTCGTTGTAGACACTGATCATCTCCCCCTTGAGAGCAGCCCGAATCCAACGTGAGATCACATCCCTGGAGCCGCAGCCATAGGAGCGATAGATCCTGGCACTGACCGAATCCTGGCCCTGATGCTTATGGAGGAACTCCAGCTCGCATTCCGTGTAAAGCTTGGCAGCTCCCGTCAGGTTGCGCGGAACAGGCTCGATCAGGTAGCTGGAAGCAAACACGATGCGCTTGGCTTGAATGACGTTCAGCAAGTGATGGGACAACCCTACGTTGTGGCGGTAGTTCTCCTCCCAGTGGTTCGGGCCTTCCGCCAAGCGGTCGAACGTCGCTGCAAGGTGGAAGAACACGTCACACTCCACGCCGAAGCAGAGTTGATTCAGATCTCCGTGGATGTATTCCAGGGTATGAGGGAACTCCACCGGCTTGGGCTGGAGATCGCCCACGACCACCATATGGCCGTTGTGCAGGAGCCTGGACACAAGCTCCCTGCCGATCACGCCAGCGCCACCGGAGACGAAGCACTTCACCGCAAGCACTCCTTCATCGACTTGGCCACATACTCAGCCCAGGACAGGGGACGATCCGGTGTAAGGTCATTGATCAGGCAGAGGGTTTTGAAGGACAACTCCTCCACCACAGGCAGCCGGCCACGGGCGTACTGCTTGAAGGCTTTGAACATGTGGAGTGGAGGAGTCAGGTACCCGCCGCTGGCGTAGATACCCTTCCGCTTCATGCGCTTGATGAAGAGGTCGCGGCGCTCAGCATTGGCTGGGAGAATAGTGAACGGATACACGTAGTAAACGTGATCATCGCGCCAAGCCTCATAAGGGTGGCTTGGGAAGTTGATGTGTGCGCCAACACCCCTTGAATGACATTCAAAGGTAACCTTATTTGCCAGAGCAATTCGCCGCTGATTCCTCTCCTCCAACTCAAGCAGCCCGTGATACGCTATGCAGGCGACAACCTCTTGGATTCTGTAGTTGACTCCAATCTCCTTGCGATTGAAGTTCTCCCCGTGGTTCATGAAGAGGCGGGCACGTTCGGCTAGGATGGCGTCGTTGGTGACGAGGGCTCCTGCCTCTCCAGCAGGGATATTCTTTCCACCATTGAAGCTGTACGCCGCACATAATCCAGCAGTACCTGAGAAGCCTCGAGAATCTCTTGCGCCCACTGCCTGACATGCGTCCTCAACAACTGGCAGTCCGAATGACTGGAGTCCATGCACGTCAGCCATGCCCCCGAAGAGAGACACGGGGAGGATGGCCTTGGTTCGTCTGGTGATGACACGCTTCACCGTCTCTTTCGTGATGCAGAAGGTGTGAGGGTCAACGTCAGCGAAGACAGGGGTGTACCCCGCGAGAATGATCGCACTCGCCGTTGCTGAGAAGGTGTAAGGAGAAGTGATAATCTCTTCTTTACCAGAGGCAGGCTTCCCGAGAGCCGTAAGTCCACAGTGTAACGCTGCAGTTCCAGAGTTAACCGCGATGGCATGCTTGACCTTGAATCGCTTCTCAATCTCCCTTTCGAGCTTCCAGGCATAGCTACCCTCCGTAGGTCCAGTCCATGAGGGGAACAAGGGATTCGCACGATAGGCGCTGAGAGAGCCGCCGGCACGGAGGAGCGTATCCACCGCTGCGCGACAGGTGGGAGAGTAGGAAGGCCAAGTCATAGCATGCGCTCCACTTCCCTGATGTTCTCGACGTACTTCTTGAAGCAGTCGTGAAGGTCGCTGTATTCACAGCGGCATGGGGCTTCGTGAGAGTGCGGATAGTCTGGGTTGTCCTTGGGCGTATCGCTCAGACGGATATGAGCCTCCACGATCTTCGCCCCAGCGGCTACGGCAGCAGCGCCCGTGAGGACATTCGCTGTGTGATCGGAGAGGCCATTCATCACGTTCTTAAAGTCTATGCGGCCTAGACCTAGATCCTCGAGAGTGGTGGGGTATTTGCTGATGCAGTGAAGCAACTCGACATCGTAGAGCGGCGGGAGCGGCTTGCCAGGATTGACGGAGATGATCAGACTATCGAATCTCGCCCGAGCAGCAGAGATCAGCTCATGGTCGCCCGACTCAAAGGCAGAGATCTTCCCACGGTGAGCCAGCCCAGAAACGAAGTCCAAGTCCTGAGGGAGATAAACCGTACACATGAACTCTATGGAAACACTGTCGCAATGTGCCTTCAGACGCGTCAGCCACTCCTTGGGGTACTCCAGGTACCTCTTGTACATTTGCGTCGGTCCTGCGGCATTCGGACCTAAGCGCCTCTCTGCCATGGCTTTAGCGTTAGAGGTCCACTGGAATTTGGCGACATCGGCTCCGCATTCCTTGGCAGCGTCGATCAAGCGGAATGCCTTCTGGATGTCGCAATCCCAGGAGGAGCCACACTCCGCGATGACTAGCGTCCTACCCATTCACCGACTCCTCAATCAGCGCCTTGAGAGATTCCACGTTTAGCTTCCACTCGTTTGCGCCTGAGTTGTAGGAGAAGCCGCCCTTACGGTGCGTCACCCCAGGCTCAAGGATGTAGTGCAAATCCTCTTCCCTCTTGATGCTGGAGGACTCATCCTCGGAGATCATCGACTCATGCCGCTTCTCAGCCATGCGAAGGCCGATGATGCTGGGCTGTTTGTCCATCTTGTAGACCTGTCGGAAGGCGTGGGCGAGATCCCCAAGCCTGTAGGAAGGGATGCGCGGAACCCACAGTTCCCCAGGCTCCGCGTTGTGGAGAGCATCGAGCACGAAGGCCACAGCCTGAGAGATCAGCAGATGAAAGCGAGTGCAGGTAGGATCAGTAATCTCGATCGCTCCGTACTGAGCCTGTTTCATCCAAGCATGGATCACAGACCCCTGGGACATCCAGCAGTTCCCGTACCTCACCGCAACAAAGTGCGGCTCCTTCCCTGCTGAGTACCGGTTGGCATTGAGCCACAGCCTCTCGGCTACAAACTTGGTGCCTCCGTAGAGGGTGGCCGGCCCGGATGCCTTGTCGGTGCTCACCAGGACAGCTTTCTTCACTCCAGATTCCATCGCAGCGTTGATGACGTTCATGGTGCCCGTGATGTTCGTACCGACACATTCCACGGGGTTGTACTCTGCCAGAGGAATTACTTTCTGCGCTGCCGCGTGTACGACATAATCACAACAGTACATTGCACGACGTAGACGTTGAAGATCTTCGACAGCTCCAACAAGGCTAGAAAGCCTCGGTTTCTGTTCCTGCGGGATTTGGGCTTCGAGCTTCTGGTGCCCATGTTCATTCCTCGCAAGCACTCGTACTTTGTGGCCTTGAGAGAGGAGCAGCTTCGTCAACGCTGTGCCGAGAGTGCCGGTGCCGCCGGTGATGAGGTATGTAGTCAAAGGACTCCCCCTGAAAGCCAAGGGGAGCGGAGAGAGGGGGAAACAGATTTTCTATTCGCTGAGTCGCCTGATTGCTCCACTTGGGCAGCCCTCAGATACGCTCTGTTATGCGCTTATGTGATAACCATATACCCTCACGTTGATTTCATGTCAATAGTAATCGTAGGCAAAATGCTAATGTTCGTTTGGAGGAGTAGTTGCAAAATGCGAATGGTTCACGGGACGAGTAAGGTATCGCTTCGCTCCTGCTAGCGCAGTCCATCTATAGTTGCAATTTGCAAACGCCCACTCAAAAGCTCGAGTGATGTATATATAGTGAGAGACAGCCCATTGCATCAAAACAGGCATGCCATTTTCGATTTGCCGCGTTTTAATCGCTTGTGCTCGAGTCGCTACGTCCGATAACGTTTGCGTCGATTGGCGATGCCATTGCGGCCTTTGGATGAGCTTTTAAGACACGATGCCTCAGGGCTTCTTTTGCCACATGGACGTATTTGCGGGTGGTTTCGAGCGACTCATGGCCCAGAAACTCCTGGATGTCCCGGAGATCAACTCCACGGTTGTACAGGTGGGTTGCGATCGAGTGGCGCAAAGTGTGAGGCGTTACATGCTTTTGGATGCCTCTGGCGAGGGAGGCTACGGTCTTCTGAATTGTTCGCTCAGGGAGGCGGTTGCCTAGTTCGCTCACCAGGAGATAGGGGCTATCCTCTGGGCGACTGTCCACGTAGGCCCTGATCGCCGTTTCCGCCTCATCGCTGACCGGGACGTACCGCTCATTCCCACGCTTTGAGTTGTAGACGTGAACGAATCCGCCGGCCACATCCTGGACGTCTAAGAGCCTGACTTCACGGTTCCTGAGGCCGCATTCGTAGAGCAGCGTCACCATAGCCCGCTGGCGTGGATTGCGGATCCTCGAGAACACCTGGGCGACTTCATCCTCGAATAGAAACACGGGAAGCGGCTTGGGGGCAGAGATCGCTTCGCAGTCCTTCGCGGGATCGTGGGTGATGAGCTTCTTCCGCCTAAGGTACTTGAAGAATCTCTTGATTGCTACCCTGTGGCGATTGACGGTCGACGCCTTGACGCCGCGCTCCGTCTCGTAGTGCGTCCAGTCGTCCCACTCGTCCTGATCGAACAGCTCGACCGGCTTGCCCCACCAATCCGCCCAGGCCCGGACATCCTTGATGTATTCACGGACCGTTTTCTCAGAACGGAGCGCCGAGAGGTAGTTAGAGAATCCCTGGATCAGTACGGCGGTGTCTGTCGCTCCCCGCTCTCCCGCCCTAGTCTCAGGAGACACGGTCCGCTCCCTATCAGCGGACGGCTCCCCGGTCGCAAAACTATCCTACCGTCCTTTTCCTCCCGACCCCTTCTGGAGTGCCGCTGGATTCTCCGAATGCCAAAAGCGTTCCACAAGAAAAAGAACGTTTGTTGAATTCGCTTTGAATTCCTCATGCATCAGGGAAACCCCCATATCTCGCCTCGTATGGGTGAATGCCAATCCAGCCTGTGGAAACTATTTATCGCAATTCCTTTTTTTATCGTTGACATGGATTCCAGGATGGCGTAGAAAGAGATTGCTACCGATGAATACGAACGACGAAACGAGCCTGACGAAAGCCGCCGATCCCGCCTCCGTGTTCATCGGTAGCACTTTGGACACTTCTACGGGGTCGGTGGCCTTCAACGGGCTCGAGAAAGGAGATGCCTTGACGGCTAATACAGTTTATCCCGTCAACGCAACCCCCATCGTCGCTGCGGAGGAACAGGCGGTTCCACCGGTCGCCAGCGACGAGCGGAACATGGAGATCTGCGCGTGGTGCGGCTTCATGATGCACTACGGGCGCGGACCCATCAGCCACGGGATCTGTCCTTCCTGCCGTGAGATGTTCTTCCCGGAGGTGCCCCATGCCCCTTAAAGCCTTCTGGTGCCGCTGCGAGGATTGCGAACACGAGTGGCCTTCGGACTTCGATACCGAAAACGGAATGTTGGTAGCGGCCTACAAGTCCGGGGAGCACTGCCCCGAATGCGAGTCCAAGGCCGTGGAAGTTGTCAACGAATGTGAGGTGGACTGATGGAACTTACACAAACAAAACCCCTGAATGGCGGAACGCTCATCACCGAAGCTGAAGCAAAGCTCACGGCTGAGGACATTGAAACGATCAAGTCCGCGATCTTCAAGGGCTGTCAGGATAGCGAACTGAAGCTCTTCCTGCATGACTGCCAGCGGCAGGGCATCCACCCCCTGGACAGGCTGATCCATCCCACCGTGAGAACGGCCAAGGACGGGAGTCGGACCTATACGGCCATCACGTCCATCGACTTGTTCCGGGCGAGGGCCGAGGACTCCGGGGCCTACGCCGGCAACGATGAGCCGGTGTTCAGCGGGGAACCCAAGACCGAGGGCTTCCAGGCCACGGTGACAGTCTACAAGATCGTCCAAGGGATCCGGTGCCCCTTCACGGCTACAGCCCGCTGGAGCGAGTACAAGCCTTCCTCAGAGCGGAATCAGGACTTCATGTGGCAGAGCAAGCCTCACGTCATGCTGGGGAAGTGCGCGGAGGCTCTCGCGCTTCGCAAGGCATTCCCCAGGCAACTCGCCAAGCTCTACACGCATGAGGAAATGGCCCAAGCTGGACAGGAGACTCCTACCGATGAGCAGAAACCGAAAGCCAAAGCGGCCATCCCGCAAGGCGAAAGACTCACCACCCGTAAACTGGCCCCGAACGAGTCCAAGCTCCATCCTCCGCAAGCTGAATCAGACGGAGATCGGGTCCCCGCAGAAGTCACAGACGCTTCCGTTCAGGCGTCCGAGCCCATCGTAGTCCCGGATGAGGGGCTCGAGGTCGTGGTCCTGAAAGCCTACAGCAAGGAGAAGACGGACAAGAAGGGCAATACCTATCGCGGAGTGCTGCTCATCCACAACGACAACTCCGAGAAGTGGTGGAACTGCTACGACAAGGACACCATCAGCAAACTCCAGGGCATGAAGGAACAGGCGGTAGGAGCCAAGCTCGAGATGAAGGGCGAGTATCCCCTGTGCCACAGGCTGGTGCCCAATGAGTAAGCACGAAGAGTACGAGATCGAGGAGCCCATACACCCTACAGCGCAGCACTTCACGCAGGACATCGCGTGGATTGAGCTTTCCAAGAAGCTCGCCCGCTACCACGAGATCCAGACGGAGATCCTTGCGCTGGAGGCCAGCAGAGAGGCGCTCAGGGGCGAGTTGATTCAAGCTGGCAGAGGGCAAGAGTCCCTCATGGCCGGCGACTATGCGGCCTTCTTCAAGAAGGTTCAGGGACGTGTTTCGTGCGACTGGAAGCAAGCCTACCGGGATGCGGTGGGCGAGATGCCCGAGGCTGACGTGTCTAAGTACGTGAAAAAGGGCGAAGAGTCCATCCGAGTTGAGGTCAAGAAGCTCAAGTAGCACTGGCCCGGGGGAGCTGTAGTTCGGGGAGAGGCAGAATGGGACGTGCGATCGGGGATGGCGTGGGCGGCTGGCAGGGTGAGCCAACGCCCAAGAGACGGAGGGGGAACATGAAAACCTACCAGTTCACCGTGGAAGAGCCGCTAGTAGGCTTTCCTGTCCACGCAAGCCCTTGGAGCCATACCGCCAAGCGGTATGTCGCTTTCAAGGGCAAGGTGAGGCTATTGGCCGACGTAGCGGGGGTTCCTGAGGAGATCCCAGAGAACCATAGAGCCGTGGTGAGCCTCGCTGTTGCGTGGAAAAAGAAGGCTCGTATAGACCTTTCGAACATCCAGAAGGCTGTTGAGGACAGCCTATTCCTACGTGACCGTGGAATCGGTGAGATCCACGCCACCAGGATCCAGCATACCGGCATCGAGAGAGTGAGCATCATGGTTGGGTTTGAGGCTGAGGGGGAAACGAATGTACAAGGCGCTAGATCAATCAATCCGTGACAGCGAAAAGCTGGCTGGGCTTTCTGATTTCGCCTACCGGGTCTGGGCACAAGGGTTGGCTGCCTCAGATATGGTCGGTCGGATCTCAGGAACCCCCAAAAAGTTTTGGGCAGAGGCCATGCCGCTTACAACTTACAGCCAAACTAAGATCGCCAGGGCCTTTGACGAGCTTGTGGACGCTCGTTTGATCCACAGATACGACGTGGAAGGCAAAGCTTACATCGTCTACCACGAACATGAGGACTACAACAAGGCCCAAAAGAACCTAAAACACCAGAATAAGTCGAAATTCCCACCTCCGCCACCAGGTCTTTGCTACTGCGCTACTTATACGAAGCATGAGGACACTCCAGTATCGACCGATACTGAGGTTTGTGAAAAGGCAGTATCGACCGATACTGGCATTCTCGAATCGGCCGTATCGGCCGATGTTCACGTTCACGTTCCCGTTCATGTTCCTGTTCACGTTCCGGAGGGGGTTGTAGGGGGAACCAGCAAGAACGGGACTGTCGAGGCTCATATCGTCTCAGCCTGGAATCGTGGGCCCGGGTTCCCCATCACCCACCCAGCCGGCCAAAGGCTGGTCAAGGCGTTCATCGACTCTGGGGTTTCCGCCCAGAAGTGCGAGGAAGCGGTATCCAACCAACCCGCTTGCAAGGGTAGGAAGCTCTGGGAAGTCCTGGAGCCTCTCCGACCTACCCAGTCCCCTCCGGGCATGAAGTCGATATCTCAGATTCTCTCTGAATTCAAGGGGTAGCCATGAATAACGAACAGTTTAGATCCTCAATGGCAAGGGTGCTGAGTTTCACCCAGCCCCCGAAGACCCCAGCGGACATCGAACATCTCGAGCGGTACCTGAAATCGCTCTACGAAGCGATCGGCACCATGGACGCCTACCTGTTCGAGAAAGTGACCGTCGAAATCTGCAAGAACATGGGGCGTGGACAACGCCCTATGCCTGGACAGTTCTGGGCGGTCTACAGCCGCCTCAAGGCAGAGCAGAAGGCATCTCAGCCAGCCGAAGTCTGCCCATCGTGCAGAAACACCGTCTGGACCATGGTTTGGATGATGGAGCAGAAGACGGGCCTGGAGGCCCTATTTGCAGAGCCGTGCCAAGGGTGCCAGCATCGGCACCCGTTGAAGGACGCACCACCACGCCAAGGGTGGATCCGCGTGGAAAAGAAAGGGTCTACCCACGATCAGGAGATGCTCGAGAAGGCCACCACCATGAGCCACAAGGGAGCCCGGTTTGTACTGGATCTGGTGGAGAAGTTCCGCGTCAATTTCTCCGAGGAAGTGATCCTCAGGCTGATCGAACGAGCTGGCGATGAACCGTCCACGCCCCCAACCGGGCCCATCGTTGCCACGCTTGAACGCCTGAATCCCGTAGAGCCGCCGCGAGAGCAGCCGAAAGGCGATGGTAGCGCGGTTCTCATTAACGGGGAACAGTACGAGATCGAGGGGTAGCCATGAAGAGGCGTTTCGACGGCTCAAAAACCTACTACGGCCCTGGAGTGCCCTACCGGGATCCCGAGCGGGTCCTTATGCTGCTCCTGCTCATCGGGATCATGATTGGACTTGTGATCTTTTTGGCGTGGGCCATCTCGTGATTACAACGTCTCCTCTTGGCTCCCGTGGGCGTTCTCTCACGAGCGGGAGCCTATTAAACTACTTCGGAGCGGTGTATCGCTCCTCGAGAATAAGGCCGAGCATCTCCTGGGCGCTACGGCGGTTCTTGTCTGCTTCCTTGCGAAGCTCCTCGAGCCACTTACCCTCAACGCCAACCGTCTTCCATTCCTTGGCGGTGCTCATCTTCTTGTCCTTCTTGTTCATCCACCTAGTTATACGCTCACGGAGGAACTATTTCACCAAAATTCGCTATATCTCTCAGATTATTTGAAACTATTTGAGACGTGGGGCGTATAGAATAGCATGAGGCGAGTTGTGGAGGTTGGTGAGGAGAAAAGTATGACGACGATTTGCGCGCCCAAAAGCAAGTACCGCACGGCCTACACGGTTGACGGCGTGGCTGTTCAGTGTCGCACCGTGAAGCGTGGCGGGGGCGAGTACGAGATCCGCAAGTGCGTCGGTGATGGCTGGAACGTCTACGCGGTGATGGGCGGCGTTCCGATGTTCTGGGCTCACTACGCAACGGAAGCGGAGTGCGAGAATAAAATTAAGGGGGTTGGTAAGTGAAGATTGCAAGGTTCCTAGCAAAGGAAGCTCTCGAGAGGGCCCGCCTCCGGTTTAAAGGGAAGCTCCCAAACAGCATGGCTGAGGCTACCGACATGATCAACGGGCTTCTCGAGGAAGAGGTTGAGAGAGCGATTCAAGAAACCATAGATGCGGCTAAGGCAGCGAAGCCTCAGATGGGTGGCGATAGGAACAATCGTGACTAACTGGATCGTAAAGGATTGGTTTGACGGCTGGAGATGGCATGACATGTTGGTTGGCCCGTGCTGCTGTGGGGCATGGCACAACGAAGGACGCTGAGAAAACTACCGAAAGGAGACACCGAATGAACAAACCGACCGACGTGTACGAGATGATGCTCATCAACCCAATCCTGCGGAGCACGACCATCGGGCAAGTCAGGGCCCGTGCCCGTTCGTCCCGCGAGAAGTTCGCAAGGCACGAGAAGCTCCAGAAGATGAACTGCGGGGATGCGGTCAGGATCTACGACAGGATCACCGCCGCCGAAGGGAAGATGCTCATGACCATCGCGGAGAGCAACGGCGGCAACGAGGCCCAGAAGGCGTACAGCCGCGTGAACAAGGCGAAGGCATGACCTGCGGACACAGAGACTTTCGTACTGGTGGCATATTCTGGCACTCCGGCTGGCTGTGTGGCTACTGTTGCGGGGACTGCTTCCACGTATGGAAGAACCCCGCCAAATTCACCGGGTGGGTGTGACTTAGACGATTAGCAAGAAGCAAAGTGCGCGAATCAAAGGATTGAATCGGAGGATCGGAAGATGAACATGATTGAGCGGTTGGCGGAAGACTTCCGCACCTGGGGTAGCCACAAGATTCGGCTAGTCCAGAGGCTTACCAAGAAGCACGGCGTCTTGTGCTCCGCAACGAAGTATTCAACTGGCAAGAAAGGCTGACCAGCTGTCTATGCGAACGGCTGGAAGCCGGGAATGGGCGACTCGGAGGCGGGTGACCTGCCTTGGGGGGCGTGCAGCTACTTGCGATTCAATCTCCATGACTTCCCGAGGGTTGGGAAGGCGGGCGTTCTGGAGGCGTGCAAGCTGGCCCTTAAACCACGAGACTGATTCGACTGAAAGGACTGTAGCGATGCTGACGCTCGATGGCGGATGGGAGGTCAGGAAGTTGGGCCAGTCGGCTGGCGGTCAGTGGTACGCGATGGTGGCCCGCTGGTTCCAGTCCAAGATGCAGTACGCCATCATCCATTTCACGGACGACGAGATCGAGGGCAGCTTCCCCTACGGGGACATGGAAGCGGCCTTCTGGGCTTTCAAGAAAAGCGTGTCGTAACGACTCGAAAGGTGAAAATGATTCCACGACACGAAAACGGGCGGCTGCACACTGGGCTTATTTTCCAGTCAGCGGCCGACCAATGCACCGATAAATGCGGAACGGGGAAGGTCTGCTTGGAGCATATGCAGCCAACGCTTTTAGACGTGGCCGCGCTTCTTAAGCAAGCGGAACTTCAGATGGGACGCCTGGGCGCAGCGCTGGAAAAGATGCTGACCATGTACCCGGCGTCGACCTTCTGTGAGGTCGATTGCCGTAACGGATCCTGCGAGCATTGCCAGCTCGAGGCCGACGTGAGGAAAGTACTTTCGCTTTAGCGAGGAACCATGAGCGAAGAGCTGATTCGGAAGATGGAAGACGTCATCAAGTGCCAGGATGCCCTTCTGGACGGCCAGCGTAAGGAAATCGAGGGGAAAGATTCCCTGATCAATGGGCAGGCCAGGATGATCGAGTTGCTCGAGGCCGACAATGCCCAGTTGAGAGCCAAGGTCATGGTCCTGACGACCATTCGTAATTGATCGAAAACTGCGATGGAACACTGCGAATCGGAAGAGTGCCGCCGGCTGAGAAGTCTGGAGGGGCTATGCCCCTGCGACTGTCAGACCTGCGATGCGCATTGGCGGGATGCTGTGGTTGAAGCGCCGAAGGGGTGAATCATGACCATGGTTTGGGTTGTCTCCTGCTACGAGTCCTACGGCGAGGAGGGCGGCGCGGAGGCGGTCTTCTCTACCAGGGAGAAGGCGGAAGCCTACAAGAACATGCGCCAGCCCAAGTCCAGGCTTCGGTTTCGTGTCGAAGAGTGGGAGCTTGACGAGTTCGAGGTTCGTGCTTCGGATGCTCCATGACGCCTGAAGAATACGGTCAGCGGTTGGCGGCGAAGGATCTTGAAATCCGACTCCTCCATACCGCCATCGACAAGAGCAACGAGGCCCTGGAGGCCGCCGTCGAGACGCAGGAGGAGCGTGATCGCTACAAGGCGGCGCTGGAGGAGATCATCGCGGACTACGACTATGGGAACGGCGGCGCGGCTCCGACCATCGCCAGGAATGCCCTTCAGAAAACAAACGAAAGGAAGGACTGAATGAAAGACGAGGGATTCAAACAGGCGGTGGACCTGCTCGAGAGGCTTGGGCATCACAGTTGGCCATCGTTCGTCAAGACGGTCTATCTAGAGTCTGTAACCTACTCAATCGTGTCACTCAGCCTGATGGTGCTGCTCATGATGGCCGGGTTCTTTGGCTTCCCGAAGATCAAGAAGGACGCGGACGAGGGGGCGGCGTGGTTCGCCTTCGGGGTGTGCGCGGTGTTCTGCCTGACGGCCCTCTTCAACGGGGTGGGCCACCTAACGGATGCGATGAACCCAGAAGGGGCCGCTGTGGTCAAGTTCCTGAAGTTGCTGCGTGGAACTTAGCAAAATGACTCGCTTTTGGATGTGGGTTGCCGCGATTTCGTTCCGGCTCTACCGCTGGAGTTGGAGACGGGCCAGGAAGTCCTGCCGCCACTCGGGGCCTATGCCGTGCTCGGTGTGCGGCCATCTTGGGAACTTTGGTGTTAATCCTGATTGATTGCAATGGTGAAGCCCGATCTGGTTGTGACGCCGTGGCAGAAGCGCCAGTTGAAGTGGCTGGTGCAGGAACTTTCCGGCGATAGGTGGTCGGAGGCGAAGTTCATTGAGGGTGTCAAGAGCATCCTGTGTCGCGATGACATAGAGGTCGCCTTCGAGCACGGGCCGACGTGGGCTGGGGTCAAGATCAAGGTACAGGATTGAACGCTATGGCGAAGACAGTTTTCTGGCGCGACCTCGACCAGCAGGAGTTGAGGCGGATCGTCGCTTGGTCGAAGCAGCTTCGCGTGTGGCGCGGCTGGCGGTGGATTCCCGGGCACCGTTGCGAGAATGGAGTGATCGCGGCCGGGGAGTCGTCCTGCGCTGTTTGCTGGTGACAGTTATGCCGACCGGCCGGGAAGCGGTTGCCTACCGTGGATCGGGCCGTCGGGTGTTGTCGTAGGGGTCCCGGTTCCGAGCCGGGCCCCTTGAAACTTTGGAGAGTACGGACGAGCTATACCATGAAGCAGAAACCTGACCTGAAGTACAACATCGTGGGCACGGGCAGCGCGTGGGACTGCGTTGATCGGTGCTACAAGAAGTTCCGATACGCACCGAACCGGACGACGGTCGATCAGCTTCGCAGCGCAATCAAGAACCTTCATGTCTGGGCCGTGGAACTCACGAAAACCCTGCCGAAGCGGATGGTGCATCGGCACGGGTGGGGGCGGTGGACGATGATGCTTCAGCCTCGGATTCCCTACGAACATCGCGGCTGTGCGGCCCCGGAGTGCATCTGCCGGGAGAAGTGCTGCTACCAGCAGAGAAAGGCGAAGGCGTAGCATGACGAACGACAGCGCAAATGATCCGATGGCCGACTACGTCGTGCAGGTCACGGCCACTCTCAAGGCGATGCCTGTTTGCGAATGCGGCCACGGAGCGGATTGTCATTGGCATTGTGGTGACCCGCTGAAGCCATCCGTCCACGAATGCGCGGCCCGGACTGATGACGGCAAGTGGCGTTGTTCCTGCGACGGATACCACGCAAATACTTCCAGCGAATCAGGACAGCCGAAGAAATGAAGCCGTATTTCGACCAAGGCGGAATAACAATCTATCACGGGGACTGTCGAGAGATCCTCCCGCAGCTCCCAGAGAAATCGGTCCAGCTCCTTCTTACTGACCCGCCATATGGAGTTGCCTATGAGAGCGGCTGGAGAAAAGATGCCTACGGCCCAATAATCGGGGATGACGGCTCGCTCGACATCGTGACCGCAATTTTATCTGCGCTAAAGTGTCTCCAAGATCAGCGCCACGCCTACGTCTTCGGGCCGCTGGATGTATCCAAACTACCAGTGAAGGCAGCGGAGTTGATCTGGGACAAGGGAATCATGGGGCCTGGGGATCTATCGTCCCCATGGGGGCCGGCGCATGAGGTAATCAACTTCCTCGCCTATTACCCGTCGAAGGCCCACCGAGACATGGGAAAGGGCAACCTTGCGGCGAGGCTAAGGAGAGGAAGCGTTATCAGGGTGCAGCGCCCCGACTCTGAGCGGCATCCTACCGAGAAACCAATCGAGCTTCTTCGGCAGCTCATTGAGTCCTCAAGCATTCTAGGTGAGATGGTACTTGATCCATTCATGGGCTCCGGGTCCACACTTGTAGCGGCCCGCCTTGAGGGCCGTAAGGCAATTGGTATCGAGATCGAGGAAAGGTATTGCAAGGTCGCCGCTGGCCGATTGGCTCAGGGTCTTCTTTTTACAGCATAGAAAGCGTGGTGGCTAAATGAAACAGCCAGAGGATCTAAAGCCGGAGCATCGCGCCGCACAGTTGTGGTGCCTTCCCCAGTTCTCAGAGCGAGCCATGGACGCACCATTCGCCATGGCCATTGCCAACGCAATCAGGGAGGCAGAGGTAGACGTGATGTACGATGCTTGGGTCCTGGTCTCTGCCGCTGGCCCAGAGGGCTGTATCGGGAATTGGGCAAAGATGGACGCGGGGTGGCGAGAGGCTGCCGAGAAGTGGCGCGATAGGTTCCACGCCAAGCTCGATGAAGCTCGCCGCTCAGCGGACAAGAATTGCGAAAACAATACAGCGGGTCTGGAGGACTAGATGAAGAAGCCCAAGAAGATGCCGAAGGTCCCGAAGGACGTCCTGAAGGCGGCCTACATCGCCGGGGCCTGCGCCCGATACCAGCATACCCACGGCAAGCGGTGGGTGGAGATGAACTGCACGAACGGGTTCACCCACTACGGGGCCGCCGAAGCCAAGGGCGTTGAGGCGGTATTCCAGAAGGCTTGGGAAGTATTTTCGTCGAAGTAGGGAACGCTCGACGCCTTATTAACGACAGAGGCGGATTTCTTTAATAGGGCCCCCGCTCGTGGGAGACAGGGGCCCGAAGGTTTGGGAATGGAGTATTGTACCATGGTCTGCTGGACGTGTGGGCTTTCGCTGGCAAGCTGCCGCGCCTGGGTGTTGAATCCGGCGGTCGCGGTGAGCTGCTGTCAATGGTGTGACCACAAGTGAGGAAGCATGAGTTTTATTTGCGGCGACTGCAAGCACGAGCATTCGGTCCCGACTCGTGAAGATGACCGCAACGGACAGCCGTGCGTAGACGCATTGGTCAGGGACCGCGACCAGTACAGGGCGGCGCTGGAGCGCATCTGGAAGAGGCTGAACGACACGCTCTCGGCTAGCGAAAACATCGGTCCCGAGCTTGCCGGGCTCTGTCTCGTGGGCCTAAAAGGTTGGCGTGTTTCCGACGAATCAGGAGGTAAAAAGTGAGCGACGAGAAGAAGCCCGAGGAACCGAAGTGGAAGCTAACCGATGGTGAGGCATCGTACACCTTCAAGGACAACGCGGCACTATTCACTAACGTCACGCCGCTAACGTTCAAGGCAGACGAGTACGACTGTCCTATTTGCGGTGTGGTGACATCCTACATCAACATCACCATCGGAGATTCGACGCTTGACGGGATGTATTGCCAGCAGTGCTACTGCAAGTGGATCAACAAGAACCTTCCAAGGGTCACGAAACGAGCGTAGGAACCTGACATATGGCGACACCTGAAGATTGGCTGTCCAAGATCCCTCAGGACCCGAACGCTCCTCCTCTGACCAAGGAGGACATGCAGCACTTCTTCAAGCAAATCGGTTTTGCCAAGGTGCTTCAGGAGATCGGCCAGCGGGTATTCGATGAGGCAACCAACATCAACAACGGGAAGGACAACGTTCGCGTGAGGTCATTCCCACTCATCACGGGGGAACCTCAGTGGAAGTACGATTTTGAAGTCATCGTAAAGGCTGTACGCAAAACTCAAGAACAATGACCCGCGAAGAGGAGTGGGAAGATCCTGAGATTCAACGCCTATTGCTTGATCTTAGGGACTCCATCCGCAAGTATAGGCACGAGAATTCGCGGTCCCCAGCCCCAATGTCCACTGCTTGTGGAGAGTGTGGAAAGCGGACACCCAAAGTGGGGAGACAGCTAGAGCGTACTTGCCCTAGCCGGGGGCTGGAAACCACGACAGATTATCCTAAACAGGAGGAGCCGGCGGCTTAGGAGCTTGCTGGTCATCCGGGATCCCATCGTAATCATCATCCTTCTGACCAGCGGCGATGATTTCCTTATGGCGGATGACCTTGGAAGCCAACCCAAGAGCCGTGCCAGCCGCAATCCCCCATGGCCCGAGCAGCCCAAGAAGGCTCTGAGCCCTATCTGCGAGGCCAGGGCCATCGTAGATGACCCTCTCCGTGCCATCCGGGTTCTTTTCCTTGTGGTAGCCGAACAGAGGCCCACAACCCACCATGGGAAGCGACAGGGCCATCACCATGACGGCCAGGAACGCACAACGCACGATCCGCATAAATCCCCCGTTCACTTATGGAGAAAAAATTTCCTTATTGAGTCCCTTTTTTTACCGCCCACTTGATGAATTCCATCAGGCCGGTGCAGGTGGCGATGACCGCCGCGATAATGCCCCACGTTTTTGAGATATTGTGTCTGTCCTCAACGTGCTTCCCGACTTGGATCCCGATCTCTTCCTTGACATGGTGGATGTCCGAATCCGTCTTGTTGATGCGATCATGAAGACGGTTGAACTCTGTCTGTAGGAAGATCCGGTCCCCTTCGGTCAGGGCCATCACTTCCCCCCATCCCTCGCCGCCTTGACCACCTCGGGTCTGCCGTTCTGCGGCGGCGGCTCAAGCTTGGCAGCTACCTTTTGCCGGAGCTGCTCGATAGCCCCGCCCATCTGGGGGTTCTTCACAGCGCCGGCCGCCCATGCGACGTTGCATAGGTCGTTGATCAGCGCCCAGTCCTGCTTGGTAAACTCGCTCATTTGCCCTCCGTAACGGTGAAGTCGGTACTCATGATTTAAGCTCCCACGTAGTACGAGACATTGACACGGTTCAGCACAGCCGCACCCCCAGCAGCCATAACGACGGTGGTATTCGTGTTCGCTGCCAAGCACTTGAGCGGCGTTGTCGGAGAGTAAGCTAGGTCGATCTGGGTTCCCCCGGCAACCATCGCATTCCCAACGCTCCAGGCCGGGTTGCCAGGGAGATTCGTGGACGTGTGGATCAGGGTGGCCGTTCCAGCCAAGGCTGCCGTGGCGTTCCTGACTAGGGTGATGTTGGTGATGTAGTGGTA